GATGTCACTACTTGTGACGTAATTGTAAGTGCTGTTGTCATAATTTATAATTTAACCCATGTGCCATTTTCGTAAGCCCAAACACCCACTGATGTGAATGTTCCGTTTGTGTCGGTGACGTAAAGAACCAATCCATTCACCCCTGTAATCGCACTTGCTTGTGTGGCGGTCATTCTCGGTAATAAAACACCTTTTGTCGTGCTTGTAATATCAAGTGCGGCAGATGCTGACGGTGATGTAGTTCCCATCCCAAAACTCTTACCAGTATTGATAAAATCACTGTAGCTGTCAGAATTTAATGAAACAACTACCGTTGTTGTGTTGTCAAAAAGTGCCAATGTTCCACCTGCTGTATTATCAAATCCAATATATGCCCTCGTTGCGGCTGATCTTGTGACAACAAAATACTCAGCTGTTGCAGAACTCTCAAGATACATTTTTCTTGAACCAGGTGCTGTTGTGCTTCCAATCAAAACCTGTCCCGTTCCGATCACTGAGTAACCTAATGTCGTTGCACCTCCTACTCTCATTGCTACAGAAGAAGCGTCATCGCTATATCCTTGAACTTGAAACCTTGCTGATGTATTCTCAATCCCTACCCCCAAATTTACATTTGCATAAACAACACCATTATTTTTTACCCACAATCCATTAGTAGTTGCTCCACCTATTTTAGCTGCATAAGTTCCTGATAAATCGTCAGACCCGACGACATGGAGACGTGCTGTTGGTGAAGCTGTACCAAATCCTGTGTCACCACCAGTAAATCCAAGCGTGAAGCCACCTAACGCATGACTTCGATTGGCTGTTAAGGTTAGATTTGTGTTGGCAAAATTTGAACTTGAAGTGACAAAACCAGCGTCATTATTGAACGCCGATAACCCAATACTATTTGCCGCCACAAACTCCAATGCCGTTGCGCCTGCGTTTACACGAACGAATCTATTACCGGCTCCCGTGTAGTTTGCAGGAGTATCACTCAGTCCGACGAACGTAGTCACGCCACCGCCACCAATCGCGCTCCATATAGTACCGTTAAAGACGTATGATTGAAGCGCACCACTACTGTAACAGATAGTGCCGGATGCTGGCACAATTGATTCCCACACGCCATCGGCGGAACTAAAACGAACCCAGCTATTGGCGGGCGATCCATCCCAATTCGCGTGACTTGAACCTGTGTTGTCGAGAATGTAAATATCGCCATCTACCTCAGTAGGCGGCGCAGCGGTATTGTTTACCACGCCAAGCACAGTAGGAAGCGTCTGAGATGCTTCAAACGCCCATGAATCACGCTCATTCTTCCACGCCTTAAAGCCTGTCGACGCAGCCGTGAATCCCTTCGGATTGTGAATGTGCGGATCGTCCTGTTCAGAGTGCAGATTGCTCATAATATCACCCTCCCTGGATAGTCGTCGTACATAGGCGCATCTGAACCATCGAGAATCAAACCTCCTGTCTGCGATACCGTGCGCTTAACCGCATCGCGGTATAGTGGATAGTTGTCGATATTATCTTCATCATTCAAGTATCGCACCATCTTGTCGCGCAGCGTGTCTGCGTGTGACTTCACTTTGTTAGCCAACGCCGCAAGTTCATTGGTGTTCGCGGCTCTCGACGTGTCACTCATTGCCACCATCAATCCCTTGCTTGTGGTGTTCACATTCATGTCCTGCAACGCTTCCAATTTAACGTAAAATGCAAGCGCAGGACGAATGAAGTCATCGAGTAGTGTTTGATTGTACGACGTGAGCGTTCCTGTCGCGTTTTGCGTCACAATTTGCTCATACAACGAATCCGCAATCTTACCCGTATAACCTAATGCCGGGCGAATGTGTTCTTCTTGCGCAATATTGATGAACTCGTCTTTGATCAATGCTGGATCAGTAGACGTATTAGTGAACGCAATATCGATCACCTTTTGAGCTGATATTAAGTTCTTATACATTGGTTATCGGTGTTGATTGCTGAACATTCCATTGCTGCTGATCTTCATCTGTTTCGTCATAAGCTAATCCAGCCATTTTACGAACCTCCCACTTCTTTATAGATGTGTTCAAATTAACTAAGTCAAGTGCTGAAATCGGCGGTTTATTCACCACTGCCAACGACGAGCTATCCACGCCGTACTGCTCCGATATTAATCGGCTAAGCACTCTTATCATACCTCCCTGTTCGTGCGTAATTACTGTATTTAGCGCAATCTGGTATTCATTGCGTATCTGTTGCGTGCTACCTAAAGCCCCAGCCGTAGCAATGCCTGACAACGATGGATACCAGTTGTTCGCTGTGATTATCTCGTCGGTCGATTGCTTGTGCAGTTGCATCCAATCTCCCTCGTTACCCGACGCAACTGGTGTCCAGGTGGTGCTACTTTTACCACCTAAATTCTGCGCGATGAACATGATCTTCCCTTGATTACCTTCACCGGTAAATTCGTCCTTGAATTTCTTCTTCAACTTCACCGCGTCATCCTGACTGATATTGCCATCGATCAGCAACACACCAGAACTTTGGAACGAGTTATCCAATCGCGAAACATTCCACTTGTTTGTCTTGTACGCGATAGCTGCCGCATCCATTGCGGCAATCCACTGAGGTATACCGTAAGTCTTGAACTCTGGCTCGTAATCCTTTATGTGAACCATCGATCGCATCGCGCCGTTAACCTTCGCAAACACTGGGTAAATAGGTAAAATTACACTGTCTTTCTTCTCGTACTTCGCCCATGAGGGATTAATTACAATTTTATCTCCATCCTTATGAACGCGGCACGCGGTTGCGTCCTGATGGTACATCGATAATGTGCTGCCAACCTTGACCAATTCGATGTAAGCATTCCCGAATGTGAGCTTATCAATGATTAGTTTGTGTGTAACATTTGCAAGTGATTCCTTTGCGTTCACAGACTTAATCAAGTCCTGCAACACCTTCTGATTTTCATCGGCAACAAAACCAGAACCATTGATGTAGTAAGACTTATTTGTGATTACAGCCCTCTGCACTGGTGAACGCCGTGTAAGCAGCGCTAATGCTTGCGGAAACTGATTGTCGCTACCGAATGGAATTACATCGCTACTGCTATACTGCGATGCCTTTCTCTCGATGGGAATGGATGGCACACCGACATTGATAATTTCAATATGCGCGGATGATTCAGGCTTTTTTCTTGCTGCCATTGTGCAAAGTTAATAAAAAAAAAGGGGCGATAACGCCCCTAATTTTCCGATTTTTTCAAAACCCCTAATGAATTACACCGGAACCGTTCCTGTGAACACTCTCGACTTCTGATTATCGATCGACTGCAACACTACTGTCGCGCCTGTCAGATCAGTAAGAGCCTTACCTGAAGTGGTTGTGTCACTCAGTAATTTCAAGGGTCTGTCAGTTCCGAAGTTCTCGCTGAACCCTACAACGAACTTAGTGCCATCAGCTGTTTCAGCGATGCCGACCATTCCGCATGAGGATGTGTTGATGATCTCTTCTATCGCAGCGCGGTTGGTGCTGTTCAGTTTTGGGATAAAGATTTCAACCTCGTGAGTTGCCTGAGTGCTACCATTTTCGCGAACCACGTTTTCACGCAATTCAGCGGTGTCCTGCTCAAACTCAAATTTGTAAAACACAGTTACGCCGACCATAGTTGCAACCGTGTAATCGTCACCAACGAGTGTGAAGTCACTCACATCATCGGCGTTCGCGAGCCACAGATTTTTCAGACCTCCCGATCTGTCTGCGCACGCTAATGTTAATCCAGCTGTTAATGCCATTTTATTGAAGTATTTAGGGAGGGCTTTTAACCCTCCCGTTTAACATTTAGACCGCGATGTTGGTTACTGCTAACTCATCACTCTTGTACTGCGTTCCGATGACGTAAGTCATTCTGAAACGGTTCACAAGTAGATCAGGATTGAACCAGAAATCAGCAGCTGCCGCTTCGTCCATATCTGTTCCTACTACGACGTTCTTCGGAACGTGCAGGATAATTCTGTGCGAATCGGTGGCCAATGAATCAGCGTCGATGTGGGTGTCCCACTCGCGGTGAACGAGGATCTTTATACCATCGTATGAAAGCATCTCCTCGCCGTTTCTCAAAACATTGTCAGCAATCTCTGTACCTCTGTCGCGAAGAGTTGCGCGGTAGTTGTCGGCAACAGTTCCCGATACTTCAAACATCGCCTGACCTTTCAGTTCGCGAAGTTCGTTCGGAGCTGCGTTGATGCAGAGCTGCATTTGAGTAACAGCGCCATCGGTTCCAATTGGGCCGGCAGGGAACACCAACTTCTGACCACCTGGAAGTGATGCGTAGTTTTTGAAGATCCCGTTGTAGATGTTGTAATCAGCTGAACCGCTTGCAGTATCACCGAAGTACAATTGACGAGCCAAATCTCGCGACACACCATTCATCATGATGGTGGCGATGACCTCTTTCAGTTGCTCTGCTGCTTCAAGTTTGTCCTTTGCGTTTCCGAGAGCCAACCACTCACCAACGATCGTGTTGTAGAATGTGTTTGCTTCCTGTTCAACCTCTGCTTTGATGCGCTTTACAACGATCTCGCGCTGGGTTAATGTCGATCCGGTGCTACCTGAGAATCCTGATGCGAACGCCTTTGAAAC